CGCAGAGCTGGTGGTGCTTAGCCATCGGGAGACGTGTCGCCATGTAGACGCCAACAGAGACTACTCAGAAGGAAACTTCGTCGCCCGAATTGACGAATTCGGATTGCCGAAGGTCGGGGAGAGAAATGTTCTCACACCAGATCACCACGTGATAGATCTGGGTTTTGATTACATGGATGCCCCGATTCCGTCCGCACCAGAGTCTACTGAGGGGATCCTCATTGAGGTTGCCCCGGTCCCAGATCTTGTTGATCTGGGATTCTATGAGGAGGACTTGTTCCGGCCCGTCCCGCGTTTAGCAGAGCGCTTGGGACTGCGCCTCCCGAGATTCGATTTTTCGGTGATGCGCACTAATATCCGACGACAACTCGTGTCGGAGGGCTGGTTTTCCGAGGCCAACAGGTGGCTATACGAGTGCGCGGAACGTCCATTTCCGCCGCCGCAGCCTGCTGTAGTCCCGATGAAAGCGTGGCGTAAACATCATCCGACTCCGTGTGAGTTGGCTACGTCACGGCGATGCTTGCGTAAGCTCCCGGACGATCGACCGTTCTGGGAGTGGCACCGCCGGGCCGATCAGGCACGCATAGATCGTCACAATTCTGGCCGGGTTTTTACGACGATACCCATGCCAGTTACGCACTATTTTCGTCGTGTTTATTTGGGAGACGGCGGGATCTCCTATATGTTTACGGCTACTGATCCAACTCGCAGGATCGGAATGTGGACTTCCACTGTACCTAACGTGCGGAACCCGGGGAAGGCAGAGGCGCAATATCGACGTGCCCTGTTCATGACCCGAGACATGGAACATCGTATATCCGTGTCGCAATCCTACGTGAGGAGCCTACCGAATCTGAGAGCCTTTAAGGAGGCATTACAACGCTCGGATTCGGAGGACAGTGGTATTGAGGAGGGCCAGGAGCAGCCCAAACAGAAGGATAAAGAACGAGTGGTCCCGAACGTGGCAATGGCGTTGAGTGTCGACAATAATGTCGCAGAAAACGCCATGACGATCCTGCCATGGAACCGCCATCCAACTGATCCCCAATACCGTCCATATGTACACCCTGATCGAATTCCAGAAGTGGTTTATGCGTCTGTGCTAACCCGAACTGTTGGCATGCCTATAGACCAAACCGCTGAGAAAGCTGTAGCCAACTTTGCAAGGAATTTTATCAAAAGCAACTTCCACTGGCTGGATGAGATGGAGGTGTTGCGGGTGATGACCATAGTGCAGTACAAGTGGCTTGCACAGGTCTCTCCTATCGACAACGCCGCAATCAAATTCGCCACGAAACATACATCCAGTCAGGTTCAGCACATCTCGAAGCTGCGAACCGGAGCAGTCCTGCGCTCTCGGTTTTTTGGATTATGGAAGTCGTATGAGCAGGTTATTCCAAAGACCACTTGAAGGTTCGGTAACTTTCCCGCAGACGTCATTTGTTGCGATCGTGTCTCCCTCTTACCACTCGGAGATCAGGTGTCAGGGTTTAAACCCTCAGATGCATTATGCAAGCACAACCACACGATTAAGCAACTAGTGCCGTTGCCCATGATCCCTGGGATTTACGTTTCTCGGGCGCATCAGGGCTGCAAGATTAATGAGGAAATCGCATTGCGGGAAAGGCATGCCCTACCATACCTCGAACATCCGGACCAAAAATTGTTGTATGAAGCCGTTGGAAAACATTTTCGGAAGATCTTCCGCCCACGTGCAATAACGCCACTTACCATTGATGAACTCCTCAAGGCTGTGCCCGCTTCTCGCAGGAAGCGTGTTGAACAGGCCATGAAGGAGCTGACAGAGAATGGCTGGCAGAAAGTATACGAGGACGCCGAGGCTTTCGTCAAATATGATAAGGGCGAGGGACCGAATCCATTTGAATTGCAAGCAGGAGCGAATGACATGGGGTTTATGGATGCCCCGCGTCTAATACAGTTCGTTTCTATGATCTTATGCTACGAATACATGCGTTACCTTAAACCGATAGAGCACGAGGTTTACCCGCGGCGACCGGCCCCGGGTGGAGCCCGCAAGGTGCCCGTCTATAAGCGTGATTTTATTAAAGGGATGAACATGAATGATGTCGCCCGTAATTTGCGCTGGAAGACGTCTCAGTTTAGGGATCCTGTCTTCGTTCTACTCGATCATTCCCGGTTTGATAGCCATTTGAACTGGGACATGCAATACGAGCTCTCAATGAAATACAACAAATTGTGCACCCCGTTATACCCGGAATTTCACTACTACATCGATTGTCTACGTAAAGTGCGTGTATATGCCAAGAGCGGCATGCGGTGGACCATTGATGGGTCAATGTTGTCGGGACGACCAGATACGTCCTACACCGATAACATGGTGAATTACCAGGCCATATTGTATTGGCTCGACGTGGTGTGCAAGGTGACCAAAGCCGAACGAATGGTCAATGGCGATGATTCCATCGTCATTGTGGAACGAGCTGAACTCCAGAAACTCGACTTTGAATGGTTCAAGGTCTTTGGGCTCCGGACTAAGGTAGAGATCGTGTATGACATTAGGGAGGCAGATTTCTGCCAGACCAAATACGTCAACACACTTAAAGGGCCGAAAATGGTCCGCGATCCACTGCGCCTCATGTCGAGGTGCAGTTATACCATCAAGACTGGGCTCCATAAGGACGGACCATACAAACTCCTGGGCGCCATAGCTGCCGGGGAGCTGCACTGTAATGCAGGCGTGCCAGTACTACAATCTTATGCATTGATGTTAAGGCGCGCCGCTAAGGGACATTTCAGTCAGGCCCTCCTGGACGAGTATATGGCGCGTCGCGGCACTATGGAAATTACTAAACCATATGCGGTGACCGAGGAAGCCAGGGTAGACTTTTGGATCGCCTTCGGGATCGATCCGATTGAACAAAGAGAAATGGAGAAATGGTTTGACTCGTCTGAGCTCCCAATGCTCTACTACGAGTAGTTCGCGGGTCGCAGGCTTCCCAAATCCTGTGACTATGTACCACTTATTTAAGATTGGGGCGGTCTGGTGTCCGCGTGGATTGCGTCCTATCGACTGTGCCATAAAAGGCGCGGTGGTTCCGAGGAGGCGCACTTTGTCTATGGCCTAGAGGAGGTAATCTAACTCTAGGGGTCCTGGGGTCGTGGTATGGCGGCGACCTAAAATAATTAAGGCATTGGGACGATTAACCATTCCAATGACACCGTAGCCTGTGTCCCTCTCAAACTCCGTTAGGTG